TGCACATCAATTGTCGAATTTGCAATGTTAGCAAACGGCATGAAGACATTGATCATAGCAGAGGAATCTGTAAGATCACGATAGCGAGTAGAAGTCTCTGCTTTTACGATAGCTGTTTCAGCAAATCGGTTTGCAACCTTCTTCAGTTCCCGATTGTTCATTGTTTGCACATCTAGAATGCCATAATCAACAAACTCATCGTGGCCTAAGACAGCCGGATCGATAGTCGTTTTGTATGAAAATATATATACATCATCTGCAGGTTGGTTCGGAAGCCCGTAGACAGCTTGTGTATTATCGGGCCAATTTATGTTTGTGCCATGTCCATACAGATCGATAGATGACGAGATGCTGTTCCAGCTAACTGGTGCATAGTCCCAAACACGATCAGGATCGTACCACTTCAAAAAGGCGGATACGGTTAACTGTGAATCAGAGTGACTAATGAAATATTTCATTTTATCATCTGATCCGGGAGGGATGTCAAATCTTCTAAATGTTGGCATGGCTTAATCTCTACAGTTACAGTTGCAGTTAGGGTTTAGGACGTGCGTTGTACCACTCTGATAGAAGGCACCTACACCGGAGGTACTAAATTGGTCTTGACCAAGAGTGTAAATACCACCAAGCTGGGCACCGTTGTTACAGTTAGATGCACCAGCCGTAGTACAGTTAGGATAAATTGTTGGCGCACCTGTTACACCCGACCACGGAACACTACTTGCTGAAGAAGCATTACCACTCAAAGTAGCTGTAATTGTACCAGCACTAAAATTACCGCTGCCATCTCGTGCTACAACTGTACTAGCGGTATTTGCCGTATCAGCATTTACGTTTACAGTGACACTTCCAGAAGTGCCGCCGCCAGTAAGATAACTACCAGCAGTTACAGCAGTAATATCGCCTACGTTAGCAGTAGCACCAGCAGCAACTCCATCTAATTTACTTTTATCTGCGCTAGACATGAGGCCAGCAGCACTGGTTGTCGCGTTGCTGTATGTAGTGTTTGTAGACGATACAGTTACCGTGTTAGTTCCAGTATTGTATGCCACAGAAGAAGCACCACTACCTGCAAATGTTACAGTGTTACCATCGGCTATGCTTTCAGAATTACTACCATCACTCACAGTCCACCCAGTATATCCTGCTGGCATGTTGGTGAAGTTGTTGGCGTCCAAATAGTACGTGCCTTCTTGACCGTCAAGTTGATCGGCGTCCAAACCAGAACTAGCACCGTCTACAGTCTTGATTGCAGTAAGTATCTCACTAGCAGTCTGATCTGCGGTTGCACCACTTTCGATGCCATCTAGTTTTGTACCGTCAGCCGCTACATCACGTCCATCTACAGTACCACTAACAGTAATGTTACCTGTCGTAGCAATACCCGTGTTCGTAACTGTCCCTGCGCTAAAGTTACCACTTGCATCCCGCGCCACAATGGTACTTGCAGTATTTGCATCTGTCGCGTTGGATGTTACGGTAAATGTTGCACCTTCTGCCGAAGCTGAACCAGACAAACCGACACCTGATACTGCGCCTGTAGCAACATAGTTACCGGTAGTCTTTGTGCCTAGCGCAACGGAATCGTTAGCAATTGCAGTGGAAGTAATGGCCCCTGCAGCGATACCAGCAGATGTAATCTGTGGTCCTTCGCCAGTGGTGCCATCGTGAGAGTGTCCGGTTGTAGAATTGAGCGCCGATTCGATGGCGTCAAACTCTCCATCCAAGTCAGCAGCGTTAATTACGTTACCGTCTGCGATATTGTTTCCGGTATCGTTTCTGGTATATCCTGTACCCATTTGTTATCTCCTTCCATATAGTGCGTACTGGACAGTCGCAGCGTCTATGGTAAATGTCGAGTCGGTTGTTTGTCCTAGTGTTTCATACAGAAGTGAAACGGTAAAACCAGACCCCGTAACCGGAACCTGATAAATTGCTCTTTGCTTTTGTCCAAAGGTCGAAGTGCCAAAGACACCTGAACCGTATGTTACAGTAGCACCTGACGTACTGTTCAAAGAAATAGGCAACGGCTGAACAGAACCCAATTGGTCAAAATCGTATTTTATCGACAGTTGAATATCAAAAGCACCGTTAGCATCGATATAGGTCGTGGCTTTGTATAGTGTCTTGCGAAGGTTAGGATCTTGTAAGGGAACAAACGGGGTAGCAAATGTTGCTGTAATGTTTGTTCCGTCAAACGTGTTACCCTGTTCCATCTGGTAGACATACCCGTCGTCTTCACCAAAATAGATATATTCTACACCGCCATCGTATTCGCTGAATGAAGAGTATACCTTTATTCCTCGTATGTCAGACCATGCAAGGCTGTCTTGTAATTGTGTAGCCAGAAGTGCTTTAGAGTTGCCTGACGTTGTAGCACTACGGTACGCAAATATACGGTACTGGCTTTTCTCCCTAATCACACAACTGTTAAAAGATGATCCGCTAGAGATCAAATCTAAGGTTTCTGACTGGATAGGCTTAGATATTACCGCGAGATTAAAATCGCCAACCCTGTCAGTTGCTGAAAACAGACGTAGGCCGTCTGGCCCTAAGAAGATAATATCCCCGCCTATTTCCTGTATCGTATCTGCTTCTATACATCCCAAGTCTTGTGACACAGGTTGCAAAGTAAAATCTGCTACGCTACTACCTACAACTCTATTTATCTTGCTCTGGCTAAAAACAATGAGTTGTTCCCGGAACACAATCAAACCTGTTACGGTATCGGCTATGTTTATTATACCACCGCCAGACGCACTTGTAAAGTCTTCATCGTCATATGGGGCTGAAAAAAGTAGGTTTTCTCCGTTTGCAAGGAAAATGTGGTTCTTAAAGTTTACGGCGTGGGATGCGCCTTGTGCGTCAGAAGATAGGCCGGTAAGTTCTTTGAAAGTAGTACCATCAAAGGTGAACGGTTTGCTAGTCCCATCCACCAGCATAAAGTTTTCTGTTCCGTCAAAATTATATTTAACAAACCGTACTTTAGCGGAACCGACGTTGAGGTTTACACCCGCGCTACCATACGTTGCATTGTTGGTTATCTGTGTCCAACCAGAACCGGCAGATTCGTACAATCTATCGTTTTGTGCGGCATACACACGATCATTATATCGGATTATACCCCGGATTGGTCCCACACCGCTAGGAACAGCATTAGTATCATATTTTTCAAACCCCTCAATTCGGGTGTATCCGCCGGATTGTGATGGTTCAAAGTTACGCAATATCCGCGCAGAACCCGGAAGTTGAATACCGTGCTGCAGCGGAGATAGGTTTGTAATTAAGCCGCCCTTGAGTTCAAAGGCGTTGGTAGTCCAACGATCCGGCATCTAAACCGCCCTTGCGTAGATGTTCTCATTGATGCTTTGGGTACGCATCCGCTTCATACCATCTTCAAATTTCTGGAAAGAAACCCGTGCAGATTCGATGTTGTCACGAAACATATATGCGTAGTACATGCCGCCATCTACGATTACGTGACGATACCGATAGGGAATAGTAGGAACGTCAGTATCGTTTACGAGATCGGCGGGATACATGTAATATTCGTATTTTACTTGATATGCTTTATCTGGAATAGGAGCGAAAATGATGTCGCCATCTTGTGCGCGAACAACATATTCGGGTGCGCTACCTTGTGATGAAGGGCGATACTCTTCATCAATATACCGACTTACATATTCGTCGTAAGAAAGCTGTGTTAGTTTCCGTGCATTTTCTACGAGGGGTGAGGTTGACCGTTCTAAACGGACAGTATCAAAATCAACATACTTATGGTTAGTCGGCAGCGGGTACCGCAACTGACCCGGAGTTAGGGTTAGCTGCACATAATTGTGATTAAACGGCCACGCAAAATGCGACTGGTTGATATCCCGAATCGCTGCGTTGACCGAATCTTTTAGTTGCGAATAGACGCCTGTTGTTGTCGAAAAATTACCTGAACTAAGTTCTGTCTCGTTCAAGCGGCGGCATATATCATTTGTAAGTCCTAAGAAATCGTATGCCATCTAGTTTTTCTCCACAACACGAAGTCTAACTTCTTGTTCAATTATCGTTGCGTCACTTACTGTCATACGGCAGATAATACTATATGTCGTGAACGCAGTTCCTAGCCCTAAGTAAAGTGTGGCTACTGTGGTTGTGTTTGTAGAACTGACATACTGAAGACCGTCTACAATTTGTCCTTGTGTCCAAGTTGCAAACGCACCGTTTGTGTATATCTTCCATTCAATAGTTGATATGGTGTTTGTACCAAGTTGCGCTATCCAATCGATAGAATAGTCTATCT